GCTTTTTCAGCCAGTCAATGAGGCCGCTGCCCCATTTTTTCAGTTCATCAAAGCCGCCGGACAGAAGCTCCAGAATCTTTCCGGGGATGCTCGAAACAAGCGTCCAGAGGTCAGGCAAACCGCCCTCCATGCCTGTTTTGATGCTCCCGGCCAAGCCCTTGCCAGCATTCTTCAGAATGGTGGTGTTGCTCGCAGAGGACAGATTGCTTTTCAGGCCGGTGACGATGTTCACCGCGGCTTTTGCCATGCCTAAGAAGCCCTGCTCGTCGTATCCGGCGTTCAGCGCGTCCAGAGAGTCCGCCACAAAACCGGTGACGTTGGTTCTGAAGTTCTTGTCGAGGGAGTTGAACAGACCAAGGGCCACGTTTTTGGTCACGGTTGCCCAGTCGCCGCTCTTCACCGCTTCGACAATGCCCTTGATGTTGGAGATGCCCTTGCCGGAAGAAAGTGCGTCGGAAATACGGTTCATGTTGCTGGTCAGTGCGTCAACCGTTTCATCAACGAAGCCCTCTCCCAGCAGTTCGCCCTTGCCGTCCAGCGCATCATCTGCGCCATTGTACATAGCCAGACCCAAATCACCAGCTGCATCCACGGCCATATCCGCATTGCCGGTAATACCTCCTGCAACACCGGCGTCAAAATAATAGCCCAGTTTTTCGCCCTCAACGGAGGGAGAATGGATGCCCAGTGCATCCTTAAAGGCGTTAATCAGCCAGTTGGATGCCTGTCCAGCAGCTTCAGACAGCTTTTTCAGCGTATTCTTGATGCCGTTGTAGATACCGAGGATGACGTTTTTGCCGACGCCAAGCCAGTCGATGTCCGTGAATTTTTTCTTTGCCGTGTCTCCGATAGACTTCAACGCAAGTGGAAGTTTCGTCTGCAAGGCCACGAAGCCGTTGTAGATAAACCCGATAACATTTTTGCCTGCTGCTGCCCAGTCGATAGAGGACAGCTTCTTTTTCGCTGCGTCGCCAATGGATTTTAAGGCAGTCGGGAGTTTGGTTTGCAGCGTGACAAATCCGTTATAGATAGCGCCAATGACGTTCTTGCCCGCGGTCAGCCAGTCGATGTCGGACAGCTTTTTCTTGATGGCCGCACCAATGGTCTGCATCGCAGCCGGGAGCTTAGTCTGCAAGGCCACGAAGCCATTGTAGATGGCCCCGATGATGTCTTTGCCGACCTGTACCCAGTTCGTCGCCTTGAGCTTCGCCACGATCTGACCGGGCAGTTCTTTCACGGCATTCACCACGGTGGAAATGGCCCCGGTGATACCGTTCTTCAGGCCCTCCATGATGAACTTGCCGACCTCGGCCATCTTCTTGGATGGCGAGTGAATCTCGAACGCATCACAGATGCCGTTCCAGAACGGCTTGAAAATGTTATCTACAATCCATGCACCAACGCCAAAGATAGCGTCCTTGATGCCGAGGAAGAAGCCCGCAACAGCGTCGCCTCCAGCTTCCTGCGTTTTCTCTTTGAAGTAGTTGCCCACATCCGCCAGAGAACCGGCCAGAATCTGAATGACTGCATCAACGGATTCACCGATAAGGCGGCCCAGCGCCTCCGTCAGCTCGTCCCAGCTCACACCAGACACAGCCCGGACAAGCATTTCAACGAGGTCCTTTGCCACCTGATAGAAGTCGATGCCATCCATCAAGTCGGCCAGCGAGTTGATAGCCTCCGTGAAAGCGTCGAAGAAACTCTTGACTGCACCCTCCACGTTGCCGTTACGCAGCGCGTCGGACAGCTTGGCGGTGATGATCTCGCCAATCCGATACCAGTCTTTGCTCTCCAGCCACTCCTGCAACTCGTTATAGAAGCCAGAGAAGCCGCTGGTGAACGCCTGAAGCACAGCCGTCCAGTCCAGCTCTTTCAGGAAACCACCGGCCAAATCCAGCGCCACGGTAAACTTCTTCGCCAGCAGCCGCCCGAAGATGTCCCAGTCAACCTCATTGATGATACTGTTGACCGCCTCGGCCAAATGCTTGCCGATATTCACCCAGTCCACCGTGTCCACGGTGTAGTACAGCGTCTGGATGGCTGCATTCATGCCCTTGCCGATTTTTGTTCCCCAGCCGGACCAATCAATGCTGTCCACCAGCTCATTGATTTTGTTGCCCAGCAGTGTGCCCAGCTCTTTCCAGTCAGCTTCCTCAAATGCCTTTTTCAGCTTGTCCGCAAAGTCCAGCACGGCGCTGTCAATGGGGACCTGCTCAAACATCTTGGAGGGGTCAACGGAACCATCGTCTTTCGTGTTGTCCGTGTCCTTATCGTCCAGAATGTTCAGTTCATCGAAGCTGGCCAGAACCGCTTTCGCCTTTTTGGCCGACTTGGATGTTTTATCGAGGCTCTTTGCGTAGTCCTCCTGAATAGTCGTCGCCTTGGTGAAGGTCTTTGCGCCGGTCAGCGCTGCGACCAACATTCCAATGCGGGAAACCGCCTCAGAAATCAGGTTGATAAGCGTTACCAGCGCCGGGGCTGCCGCCCGCAGGATAGGGTCAAATGCGCTTGCGAAGCTGTTCTTCAACCTGTCCAGCGCAGACATCAGGGACGAAATTGCAGCGTTTGTCCGGCTGGAATACTGGGCAAGGTTTTTGTAGCCGTCCACCAACGCGCTGCGCAGCTTGCTCATGAGGGTAAACAGGGAGCGCACACCCAGACCATAACGCAGCAGCGTTCCGATGCCGCTGTTGAAGCTGGAGTGCGTTTTCTTTGCCCGCAGAGAAAGGCGCAGCATAGCCGCCGCACCCTTGCCCAGCATGGATACCATGCCTTTCAGCCCGCCGACAACGCCGCCTTTTACGGTCTTTCCAAACCTCGAAAGCGCGGACGTGCTGCGGTCCACTTTCTGCGTCATGCTGTCGAGCTGCTCTTTCACGGCATCGAGGGCCGCACTCAGCTGGTCATACTCCGCAGAATCAGTGCCAGACGTGTGAGAAGTTCCATCCTCTTCCATCTGCGCTGCATCCGCTCTATACTCTTCCAGCTTCTTTTTGGTCTGTTCGATGCTGTACTGCAAATTCTTCCACTTCTGCGAGGATTTGTTGACGTCCATATCCTCGTACATGGCCTCTTTGTTGAGCAGTTTGTCCAGCTCTTTCTCAGCCTTTGCAATCTCCGTCTGGAGCCACGAATAGTCCTCGGTCGGAATGCGAATCTTGCCCAGCTGGGCCATCTTATCTTCCAGAGCGGAAATCGTTTCACGCAGTGGGCCAGCCTTGGCGTCAAAGGATTCTAAGGCGCTGGCGCTGCCGCGCATTGCTTTTTTCATGGTCGGCGCGAGGCCATCAACCTTGGATTGCAGGGAACGGACTGCTCGCTGCATATCCTTACTCCCTTTGTCAAACCCTTCGGTCTGAAGCTCAGTATCAACGACAATAGAGCCGTCTACCTGTGCCATATCAGTGCCACCTCCTTATTCCAGTAATTTGTTGAGCCGGTCGATCTCCGCCTGTTCTTCTGCGCTCCGCTTCACTTTCAGAACGCACAGGTCTTTGTTCGCGGCCCAAAATTCGCGCTCCCACTTTTCCAGCTTTTTGCCTTTGGCTTTCTTGCTGCGCAGGGCCATGACCTGAGCAAACGTGCCGTCATGGATTTCCATGAAATATCCCATGAACGTCCACCAGTGCAGGTGCGGAATACTGCGCACCTCACAGCCTGCCACCCGGTTGATGGCCGGGAACAGAATCGGTGCATCCTGCTCCCAGTCCATTGTCCGGGGTGTCGGTCGTCCCTTGTCTGTGCCAGAATGGAGGCCGCAGTCTATGAACTCCGCAGCCGCCTTGTATGCGGCCTCGTAGTCAGATTGCGGCATCTCGTCGAAGTCCCGGTAGAGAATGACAAGGCAGATATAGACCTTTTCCTCGTCTTTCAGCTCCGGGTCTCCAAACGCTTGCAGGATTTTCAGCACGTCTTTCATGTCCGTGCGGATGGCGTAGCTTTTGCCGTTGACATCCAGCCGGGTGGGAAGCTCGCCGATCACTGCTGCGGCCCTCTGCCGCGCCGTTTGCCGCCGTTCCGGTGCTTGCCGGTGCGGTAGCCGTGGGTGTACTTATCCACACGGTTCTGCGCGAGGTTCATCTCTCTGTCAAAGCGCTTCTGGATATATGCGCCGACGGCCTCAATGGCGATTTCGCAGTAGAAACGGCCACCGACGATGGAGAAAGGATTCATCTTGCCGAAGAACGCCTCAGCGAAGTTGCCATCAAACAGGGTGTTCAGCGCGTCGGACAGACGCTTTTCAGCTTCGCGCAGCGCGTTGATGGTACGGTCGTCGCCATCCTTTGCGGAGCCGTCGCTGTTGAGGTTGACCTGCTGCACCGGCTCCAGAACACCGTTGAACTTCTTCACGAAGTCGTTATACCGATGTACGATGCCGATATCGGTCGGGCGCACATAGAACACGCCGACGCGCTGGCCGCGCAGGTTCGTGATGGGCACTTCCTCGGTGCCATCGTCGATGACGATGCCGACATTCTTTTCGGGTTCCGGGAAATTCATGGTCTTTTCGTTTTCCATTTTGTCCTCCTAAAGATAAAGGGCGGCCAACCCTCGCTGACCGCCCTGTGCTCTGCCTGTTGTTTTATACCTGATCTTCGGAGCTGGGAAGCTCAGTGAAAGACTTTTCGGTCATGTTCCAGTTGCCCTTGATGCGGCCGCCGGCGTTGTAGATGGTGAAAGGAATCTGGACGCCAGAAGTGTCGCCGCCTACAGAGGTGGGAACGACCATGACCTGCTCACGGTATGCCCAAGACACTTTGCCCTTGCTGTCAACCAGCACGTCCACGGTGGTGGTCATGCAGTCGTCGCCGGTCAGACGACCGTTTGCGATAGCCTCCAGCTTCTCATACAGCGGATCGCCTTCGACAGCATAGTAAGTGTCCACCTCAGACTGCGGCTCATAGCCGCTGTGCTTCAGGGTGGTTTCGCCCAGAATGTTTTTGCTGACCTCGACATCCGGGTTCAGCTCCAGATTGTACTCTTCGAGGTCTTTGCCCAGACGGACATACTTCGGAGTGTTGCCCGTCTTATCAAAGCTGGCGTCGATGTAGTGCGCCAGCAGTTTACGCTCAATATTCGCCATTGTGATCTCTCCTTATCGGTCAAAACTGTTTTTGTATTTCAGGCTACCAGAGAACAGCCAATCTTCCACGCCGTTCTGATAAGCTGCGTTCAAGCGGGAAGGGCTTGTCCGGGAAATGGTCTGGATTTCCCGCGTTCCCTCTGCCAGCACCGGATACGCGCTCATGGTGTACTGCTCACCGTTCACCGTGACCGGCTGGCGTTCCAGCCACCGCCCGATAGCGTCCAGCAGCTCCTTGCTCCGCATCCTTGCAGCTTCCGTCTTGGGAGCGCATCGCAGCACGATGTCAAACGGATAAGCGCAGACCTGATTGACGTGCCCGGTGATGCTTTCTTTTTCGGACGTGATAGCCGCACCCACAGAAGGGAAGAACGCAAGGCCGTCGTCCTCGCCCAGCGTGGAGAATGCGATTCTCCTGCCGCACAGTGCGGGGCAGGTGTTGAGCAGCTCCATCAGCACCTTGCTCATGATTTCAGAACCGTCAACATCAAACTTGACGGCGGTATTTGCTTTAGGCATCTTCGCCTCTACCTCCTATGCGTTTTACTCTTTCCAGCCAATAGTCCTGATTTGCAGCCTTCGCAGCGTCAAACCAATGGTCTGTTGCTTGCGGGTTCGCCGTGGTCGAATAATTCAGCGGCCTGTCTGTCGGGACAAGCGTTGCGCCTTTGCGATAGCGCAGCAGGTAGCCGCCGGAGCCGTCCGGTATCTTTGCGGGGCCTTTGCCGGTCTCAGAATCGACCATGACCTTGCCCTCGTACAGATACCGTGCATAGGGGCCGGGAAATACGACCCGCTTGCCGCCCTCGTCCACATACGAGCGCTGAATCTGACTTCCGGTCTCCATCGGCATGAACGGTTTGCAGTCTGCAAGCACCTGTTCTGCCAGCCACTCCTGAGCGGCTGCAAACTGCCGTGAAAAACGGTCGAAGCGGATTTCTGCATAAAAGTGACCATGGACGCAGGAAAAGCCCTGAAAATGCTCCGTATCGCTCATTCAGCGTCCCTCCACTTCGAAATGAGGGATGAGGCCGTAGAACGAGGCCGAAGTAACCATGTAGACTTCATCCTGTCCATGGTTCATCTCGTGGTATAAGCCGTTGTCGTAGTCATCCTCAGAAACAGGCTGCTCCAGAGGGCAGCTACCGACAACGACGAAATCATGTTCCGGCCAAAATGTGAAGCACTCGTCGGGGGCGTCCCGCGCTGCATAGGCTTTCGGGCCGATGTACTGCCGGGAGGCTGCCGTTTTGTCCGCTGCCGCCGGTATGATGATGCTCACCGAATCGCCGCCGTTGTTGCCGTGCGTCGTCGCGCTGCTCGCACTGGCCGCAGCAAGCTGCACACCCTCAAATACAGTCGTATACCAGAGGCCAGACGGTTCATGGTAGTTGTACAGCGTTATGGTCTGGTCGTGCATCATCTCACCCCCGCATACAGCAGGTTCACGCCATCCGGGCCGGGAACGTTGGCGAGATAGCGTTCTGCTTCGGATTGCAGCAGGACGTTCAGCGCCGCGCTGTCGGATGCAGCTTTTGCGTACACGGACGCCTCCGCAGACTGCACATAGGACACAGATTCCTTGCCAGAGGTCATAGAGGCGACGGCGGGCCGGAGATTGCCCTGTGCATCTTTGCTGGCCGCCGTTGCTGTGCGCTGCTGCTCAACGCGGAAGAGGATGTCTGCCAGAGCGCACACGGCTTTCTTCACCCGGACAACATGAGCGTCATCTTCGGGCATACCCTGCGCCAGCCGGTAGAAGGTGATGGTATCAACAGCGTCGCTCGCACGTTCCAGCCATTTCGGCGCGGTCGCCTCGGTCAGCTCGTCGCCAAAATACCGGGTGGAGTAGAACTCATAATCCGCATACGCCATGGTTTACACCTCCGCTCAGGCGTCCTCTTCGGCTGCCGCTGCGGCCTTTGCCTTGCCGGACTTCTTGGTGGGCGCTGCGGCCTCAACGGCGGGCGCGTCCATAGCTTCATAGCGGTCGCTGTTCTCCATCAGCTTGATGGTCAGCGGGTTGTCAGTCTCCAGCACATTGCCGGTGACGATGTTCTTAAACTTTGCCATTATGATAGCTCCTTTCTCTTACTCTGCGCCCTTCTTCTTGAAAATCAGGTCAGGGGTGACGACCTTGGTGCCGAAGTGATAGAACAGGCTGACAGCGGTGGCCTCAGACAGAGGGATCTTCTCGGCCGTGTAGGTGCTTGCCATGACAGGCTGCGCCACAGCGCCGTCAACCATCAGCAGGTAATCGCAGCCAGCGGGCAGATGGGTGCAGGACTTGACCTCGACGCCATGCCATGCGTAAAACTCCTCTGCCGCAGTGTCCACGTTGGCGCGGGACATCTTGTCGAGGTTGTTGCGAATCTTGCCATAGTAGGCAGTAGAAGTGACCAGCCGCATCATGGAGCGAGGCACACCGTCCACGAAGTCGTTTGCAGTGTTCTCCGCCTCCTGAATGACGGTCTCCAGCTCATCCTCCACAGTTGCGCCGGTGGCAACAGTAACCTTGACAGCTTCGGCATCTGCTGCCTTGAAGAACTCTTTGTCCAGCTCTGCGGCCATGCGCAGAACGTGGTTCGCAGCGCGGCGGTCAAGAACGCCGTCAACGCCATACAGCTTGACGTCCTTCTCTTCCATCTCTTCGACGATTTCCTTGTCGTTGTCGATGGCAACGGTCACGGCCTTGGCCTTGATCTGGCTGCCTTTGCCAGCCTTGCGGGCAGTACCATAGTTTGCGGAGGTGGCGTTTGCGAAGCGCTTTGCCTCCACAGTGCCAGCGGTCGGGTCGCCGGACAGGTCGGTGTTCTTCATGTCGGCAGAAACCAGCGCTTTCTGCACGTTCTCAATGACCTTGCCATACAGCTCGGCCAGATACTCCTTGCCAGTGTCGGTGGTCAGGATGCTAAGGGATTCGATTCTTGCCATAGTGGTTTACCTTCCTTTCGGTTTAGAAAATTTTGGGCGGGGTGTACTTGGTTTCCGTCGGGGTGGTGTTGCCGGTGGGGCCGACGATTTTCGGAGCCTTCTTTTCGAGCTGCGCCTGCTTCTCAGCTTCTGCCTTTTCCTCGGCGGTCTGATACAGGCCGGAATCCTTTTCCTTTGCGCTCTTCATGAAGTCGTCGAAGCCCTGAAATGCGCCATCCTTCCACTTCAGACCGTCCTTTTCGTCCATCACGTCAGCGGCGAGCTGGCGGCGGGCGTAGGGAGAGGAAACGCCGTACTTGTCCAGCTGGCCGTTGACCCAATCGCGCTGGTCACGCTGGGTCATCTGGAGCTGGAAGTTCTTACCGGCATCTTCGGCCTGCTTCTTGTACTGGGCGATTTCCGCCTTGACTTCATCGGCAGACTTGCCATCGAAGCCTTTCAGGGTGTCCTCTGCGGTTGCCAAGCGGGTTTTCAGGTCGTCACGTTCCGCCGTCAGCGTGGCGATGGGGGCCTTGGCGTTTTCCACGTCGAGGCCGTTGAGCTTAAAGACCGCGTCGATCTGTTCCTGATTCAGTCCAAGGTCTTTCAGTTCACTGGTTTTCATGGGATACCTCCGGTTCAGCAACTAAGCGTTTTAAGTCGTCGCTCTGACTTGTTGCCCCTGCCTTGTTAAGTCCGCAGGTAGACTGATATTGCGCCCTCTTTGGCCTCATGCGGCCGCAGCGGGCATAAAAATAGCACGGTGCAAGTGCATCGTGCTGTAAAGCGAAATATTGCGGGTTATCCGAAAGTCAGAATGGCCCATTTCAGCCATTCAGGGATATCAGCGTTAAAGAGTCCCTTGACATAGTAGATGTTCAAAACGACGCTCAAAATCGTCATAGCAATGATGATGGCAATTACAATGCCAAAGAAAATCCAGAACCACTTCTTCATTCGGTTAAAATCGCGGTCAAATTCATCCATCGGTTTCACCTTCTTCCTCCCACGCCTCCTGAATGCGGCGGCCATTGGCGCAGACTGCATCCAGCGTGGCGTCTGCCTGAATGTTCGTCGCGACAACAGCCTTGTCCATCATGTCCATGTGGTAGTAACCGGTAAACACTTCGCCGCCGGGGAGCGGGGCTGCAACGCAAATGCGGTCGATTTTGTTTTCCTCCAGCATCGCCAGAACGTCAGAGAGCCACGGCGCATAGGGTGCGTCAGACATTAAGCAGCTCGCCATAGGTCGATACCTCCATGATGGGAATGCCGTAGTCAGCAGCGCACTGATGCTCAATGCGGCAGCCGCGGGCACCCTGCCAGCCGGGTGCGAACACGGCCACGTCAGCCTTTGCCAGAAATTCGATGCTGCGGGCCAGATAATCCAGCGGTTTTGCAGCGGGGCCGAAGTCGTCAAAGAATGTCTCCAGCGGCTCCACATCCTCGCCGATTTTCTTCTTTGCCCAGTGAATCAGACACGCACGGTCTTTCAAAACCTGTTCGTCCGTCCTGCCGTTCATAGGCTGGCTGATAAAGATTTTCTTGCTCATTGTGCTTTCCTTTCTGTTTTTGGGCATGAAAAAACCACGGTGCGGTTTGCATCGTGGTCAACGGTTATTGGTTTTGGGCCAGAGCTTTGAGATATTCACCATACAAGCGCTTCTGCTCTGCGCGTTCTGCATCAATCTCCGGCGTGGAAATCGTGGCGCGGCTTGGAACAGAGTGTGTCCTTTTGTACTCAGCAACAAGAGCCCTTTCGCGGCGAACGCTTTCTTTGGTCAACTCGTTTATCTGCTCAACTGTATAACTCATTTTCTGGCCTCCCTGCGGTAGCACTTCACGCCCAGTCTGCGGCACGTTTCGTCAATTATGACGTGCTGGATATTTTCTTCGTAGCTGCCGAAGTCATATCCTCTGGCCGTCATAATAGAGTTTCGTTCTTCCTGCACTGCTTCGCATACAGCTTCCCATTGTTCAAGCGTAATGCCGCTCGGCACAACAAATTGGTATCGGTATTTGTAATCTACCGCCTCCATGATAGCCGTGCCGTCGGAAAACGCTGCTGGAATGTCTGCATCCGTGCTGAAAGAATACTGCGTCGTATCAGGCGGATGGGTGTGGATGTTGTAGCTCCCCTTCAGCTTATCACCCAGATAGGAACAGTCAACCCCGCGCGGGTTATTGTCGGTCATAAAATGAACTTCGCCGTCTTTGGTTATGACCATCATGTTCTCCACGGCGGAAGATGCGTACTGTTCGCAGAATGTGTTCTTCAGGGCTTCGACCTGTTCCGTTTCGGCGGGGTCAACCTTGCCAAGATACCGGTGAACGCTCTCTCCCTGCTGCCCTGCATCACCGCCGCTGCCGCGCATAGAGCCGAACACAGCCTGCGGGGTGGTCGCGCTCTGACGTGCCGCCTTTGGTGCGGCAGCCTGTGAGCGTTTGGCAACATACAGCCGGTCGTTCAGCGGCTTCAGGTCGTTTTCCCGGCAGAACTGGTTATAATCCGTCGTGTGTTTTTGCAGCCTTGCCGCCGCTCTGGCCGATTTGTCCTCCAGAGCCGCCCGCAGAGCGTCGTCTGTGGCGTTTTCGGCTGCGGCCTGATAACCTGCCATCTCGACTTTATCGCGCCGGATTCGGGCTTCTTTCGCCCGCTGCTTTTGCGTGAGGTCATAGACCCTGCGGTTTTCTTCCTCGTCGAAGTTCTGGAAAGGGTTGTGGTTTGGATCGCCGGGGCCGAAGCTATGACGGCAGTTGTAGCCGCCCAGCCCCTCGCCGGTGCCGTAGCCGGTCGCCTCGACAAAGAGTGGGAGGCCCGGCGTTCGCCCGGTGCGGCTGTACAGCTTGCCCTGCCACCAGAAGTGGTTGCCGGGGTTATGGCCGCCGTCACCGTAACGTGCGCCGCGATGGGCAGACGTGAGGATGATGTCCCAGTCCAGCTCTTCCATGCCCTGCAAGGTCATGTTTCCGGTGGCCTGACTGATGCCGGTGCGGACTGCCCGCAGCACGGCGGTCTCGATGGTGTCCCGGTGACCGGTGGGGTAGACAACGTGCGTCTGATGCTGCACAAGGTCATCCACGGCTTCCTGCACTGCTGCGGTGTAGGACTGCGCGCCGGTCACGACCTTGAAATGCGCTTCATCCAGTACCTTGAAAAGCCGCTTCTGGCTCGCGCTGGCCGTTGTGCGGGTGAAGTTGTGCGCCTCGCCCTGTGTGCGGGTATAGGCATCTTGCAGAATCTTCACCATGCGGTCAGACATCGCCAAAGGCTTCACGCCCTTGCCGCTGGCCGCATAAACAGCGCAATCAGCAGCCCACGCCTTGACCGCTGCATCCTCAAAGATGGAAGCGATTTCAGCATCAGACTGCTTCGTGAACTTCTTCAGCTCTTTTTTCAGGTCTTCCAGATGGCCGCCCGCAGCTTGGTATACCTCGGTCTGCCATTGGTCAGTAGCGGACAGGACAGCAGCTTCGCCGCGTCCTAGCCGGGCCATCAGGCGCTTCACCATGTCCTGAGTAATCCACCGGTTCAGGTCGTCCAGCGCCGGATACAGCGTTTCCGCAAGCTCTGTGATTTGCTGCGGTGTCAGCATCGCGCCGCCTCCCTCCGGTTATTCCTCGTCAAACAGGCCCTTTTCCTTTTCGGCTGCTTTGGCCTCTGCGACCATCTTCTTGGCCTCTTCTTCGCTCATGCCCTCGAACTTCGTGAAGTACAGCCAGAGCGGAATCCAGCCCTGCGAGGCGTAGTTCTTCCAGCTGGCCTTGTCCTCTTCGTAGTTATAGGTGATGTCGCCGAAGTTGTAGGTGGTTTCGTACTCGCCAATCGGTGCAGCGCCCAGCAGGGTTGTGAGAGCGTCTGCGCCTTTTATGGCCTGTTCGATGGCGCTGCGCAGAGCGTCGCGGTCTGCCTTGATGGTCTGGATGGTATCGCGGTCGTCGCTTTCCACCTGCGTGGCCGTAATCATGCCGGTCTGGCCGTCCATGACAAAGACGCCCTCGCTGAAGCCGCATTTGACGCCCGCCATGGACAGGTCGAAGTTGATGTCCTTGATGCGGGCATCGGTCAGCATGGTGGGGACGTGTTCAGTGACGGCCTTTCCGTCGTCGTTCACACCAGCGCCCAGCGCCTTGATAAAGCGCGGCAGCTGCACGTTCCGGTTCTTGGCATACTGGATAGCTGCCTGACCAACAAAAGTAACGTGCTTGCTGTCTGCGACCTCTCCGTTCTTTCTGCTGAGGGCCACGTCCAGCGCCTCTAGCTCCGGCAGCGCATTTGCAAAGGCAGACACGCCCAGCGGGGACGCCGGGTCGATGGTGTTTGCGCCGGGCAGCCGGAAGAACGCGAACAATGGAGCCTCCAGCTGTTCGATCTGTGTTTCGGGCTGCATCTCCGCCCACTCTTCAACCTCCGCCAGCGGGATTTCAGCGCCAAGGGTATACTGGCCGTTGCTCATGGAACGGTTGAGAAACGCCTTGTTTGTAATCAGGTACAGGCCGTCTTTGAACCGGTGGTATTCCAGCCGGGTGTAATGGTCGAAGCCGTGCGTGATGTACTCAGCGAAGATTGCGCCCACGATGGTGCCGTTGCCGTCCTGTTTGGTAATACCAAACTCTCCCGGCAGGGCAAAATCCCAGCTGGAGCCGTTCCACTTGATGGCGATGCCGCCCATGCGCTCCGCGTCAGCTACCTTATCGGGTAGGCGCTTGATAAGGTCGTTGCAAATGGTCTGCAAGTAGTCCGCGCGAGGGGAGCCAGACAGCGCAACGTCGATATCCAGGCACACCAGCCGGGCACGGTAGTCGCTGATATGCTTGCCCATGTTGTAGGTGCGGATGTCGTCGTCAAGGTTACGCCACGGCGGGCGCTCGGACGAAATGTTGTCCCACAGTTCCAGTGCTGCGTTCATTTCGGACGACTGCACCAGTTCCACGCCGAATGCCTTTCCAATGTCGGTGCGAATAAACATAGATCTTATCCTCCCCCATAGTCGGGAAATGAAACTCACAGCAGTTCACCCCCTTTCCGTCATGCGATGTACTTCAGCTCTGCGCGGAGGGCCGTGCGGCAGAAGTAGCGTATCATATCCATGCTGTGGTCGAACTCTTTGATAACAGCGTCCTCGCCGGATTCTTCGTCCCACGAATACTGGTCAAACTCTTTGAAAGTCTCTTTGCAGCTCTCATGGAACAGCAGCAAGCCCATGTTCAGGAACTTCGTCACGTCCTGAATGCCGTTCAAAACGTCGTTGTCAGCCCTCACCACAAGCCATTCTGCATACTTTTCAATGGTTTCTATCATGGACGACGCCGAAGGGTCGATGATGATATACTCAATTTTGATATCACCAATCAGCCTCTTCAGCAGCCTGTAATAGCCCTCGTTGTCAGTACGGTTTGCGCTGCCGCCGCGGTAGTACAGTTCGCGTATCATGATGGCCTTATGGCTTACCGGGTCGAAATCCCATAGGCCAGCAGCAAACGGATTGACCGTGCCGTAGTCGATGGAAACATAGTACCGGTGGCGGGAGCTGTACGGAATGACGCCTTTGACGACGTGCTTTTCCATCGAGAACATGGGATAGACAAGGCCCTCGGCCATTTTGCGTTGGCCCAGAATGTCGCGGGCATACCAGACACTTTTCCGGTCATACGTTGACAGCACAGCCCGGAGCTGGTCGTCCGATATGCTCATATTGTCCGCGATGGTGAAATGGCCGTAGTTCAAGCCGTACTTCGGGTTCGCTTTGAGCTTTTCTTCGTGGAAGTTCAAGACATCCTGATAGTACCAGTGAGCCTCGGCTTTCGGGTTCAGGTCGTGAAATATCTTTCGGTCGGGGCTGGACAGGGTACGGTCGAAAACCTCTTGGATGAAGATTTTGCTGCACTCGTTGGCCTCGGTGATGTAGGCCGTGCCGTAGGTGTTGCCCTTAATGAGCTTTTCATCGCCAGCCTTGCCGCCGCCGGAGATCAGCACGACCTTTTCACCGGTCGCCGTCTGGATATACAGGCAATCGCGGTTCTGGTATACGCCCTCCCGGCAGCGTCCCTCAAAGTAGTTTTTCAGGCCGAAGCCGTCACAGTCCAGAATATTCAGCCGCGCCGTGGCCGTGGACACGCCCGCAATCAGGTGTATTCTGCTTGGGTGCTTCTCCAGAATGGTGCAATACGCCATGGTGATAAGGACGTTCTTACCGCCACGTTTGCCGCCCTCTGCCACGTTAAACCAGTGGTCAAAGCAGTCCCAGAAGAAACGCATCTGGTTTTCAGAAAATGGTGCGGGGATGTTCATTCTTCAAAGTCCTTGATGTCACGGTTTGGCAGCGGATGTTGCAGCAGATCTGCGAGGGTCTGCATCTCGGTGTTCTGGGCCTCGGTCGTGTTCTCCTGCGGCTTGTCTTTCCACTTTTCGGGCCGCCGGTTCTTCAGGTAGAAGATCTGTGCCGTTACGTTGGCCGGAACGACGACCTGCTCTTCCGCGTACTCGATACGCTCTTCCTCCAGTCGCTTTTTGCCGTCCACCTTGACGGTTTTCAGCTTGAAAGGCTTCTTGACGGTCACGGTGCGGGTCTTGCAGCTCTCGAACAGCTCATTCTCCACGATGTAGTCCGCGACGTCCTTGCCCTTTTTTAGTGCTTCCGAAAATTCGGGAAATTTGTTTTTCCATTCGCAGAGGGTCGATACTGAGCAGCCTATATTCGCGGCAATCTGCTTGTCTTTGAGGCCATCTCTTGCCCATCCACGAAGCAGCGTCAGCCCTTCAGGCTCTAGCCACTGCTCATACTTACCTTTGCGGCCAATCGGAACTCACCTCCAGATGCTTTCGACACGCTTGCCCACCAGCTTATACAGCACAGCGCCAAGCAAAAGAGAAATGCCCTCGCCAGCTGCGACACACACAGCGTTCAGCAGGAACGGAGAGCCGTACACAATGGACAGTTCTGCGCCGACCACGATGCCATTGAACACGGTGCCGAACAGGATAGTCGGGACGACCTTGCCGCTCCTGCGGGCAAATATGCCAACAATGAGGTTTGCAAGGGAGCCGACGATCACGTCCAGAATGCCCAGCGGAGAGGTCAAGTTTGCCAGTGCGCAGCCGAGGGTATAGCCATAGACTGCGAAGGTGTTGCGCATACAGAACAGCAGGATAACCTCCGAAATGCGGCACTGTACCTGCCCATAACTCAGCGGGGCGATTGCCACGCAGAGAACGTAATAAATGGCCGCAGTCATGGCGGCATAAGCGAGGGACTTCATATTACTGCGCATAATCAGTACCCCCCCCAGAGATTTTTTCAGCCTGGCGGTCGTAGTGAACCAGTAGTTTTCATAGTATTCCTGCATCTTCATTGCCTCCTTGTATGCAGCTTCCCACTGGCGTTGGCGCATGACAGCGCGTTCCGCAGTGGTCTTTTCGTTTTTTAGCTTTCGGCCTCCCAAACGGCCATATAGGACACCCTGTGTCCACGAAGAGCTGTCCACATAGTCAAAGGGAACTTTCTTCAGCACATCTTGCCGGGTCATGCCCAGACAATGAACGCGGCAGTTATGCTGCCATGCTATCTTCAGGAATTGTGCGTATTGGTGGTCTTTGATGTCCTCGTTCTTAAACCCGGTGATAGCAACGACCCTGCCGCTGTACTCTTCGCACATCCGGTAGAAGTTTTCTATTCCGCGCCCTTTGTGCCAGACGGGAATAATCTTGTCCGTTTCCTGCTCAAGCCGTCTGCGCAGCTTTATGACGCGCTCAAGCCCTATCACCTTGTCCACGTCCATCTCGAAATAGCCCACTATCTTGTCGCAGTCGTTTTCCCGGATGAAACGCGCATAGGATTCGGTGTATTCCTCCCAGTCCAGTTTTGTCTTGCCCTTCTGGAAGGTGTGCGCACCGGAATCTATCATGATGCGCTCGCTCTGCTCGATGATGCCCAGTGCTCTTTTGAGGTTCTTCGGGATGTAGTAGTAGGACATCAGGTTATAGTGCATCGAACCAAGTTCATCCAGACGAGCGTTGTTGTTTTCCAGCGCACTGAGGAATATTTTCACTCATTGCCGTTTTGTGCATCGCCAGTGACTCCTTCAAATTTTTTGAATTTTGCTTTAAGGTCGATGTGGCCGCAGCAGGGGCAAATCAGCCTTTCGTCGTGCGGCTCGTCGTATTCGCTGCGCAGGTCTGTGGAATCGTCAAAGATGTCCTCCGGGGCTTCGCTGTCAAAATTGAAGTCGAAGTCTCCGAAGTCCACCTCCGCGAGTTCCTGTTCCAGCTTGGAGAAATCCCAGCCGGTCATTTCGCCGGTCTTGTTGGCGAGGATACGGTATTTCTGTTTCTGCTCTTCCGTCAGACCGGTGTAGCGCACCACGTCGGCCATGTCCACATGGAGCTGCATCAGAGCGAGGCGGCGGGTGTGACCACTGAGGATGACATTGTTTTCGTCCACCTCGATGGGGTCAAGTGCGCTGCACTGGCGCATACTTTCCGCGCAGGCGTTCACGGCTTCCGGGGAGATCACGCGCGGGTTGTTCTCATACGGCACAAGGTCCGCGACCGGCAGTTTCATCAATTCCTTGGTAATCATGCTACCCTCCTTAGAAAATTTCGGATGACCACAAAATGAAACAGAGGGTTGTCCGTTGCTGGACAGCCCTCTGTTTTTGTTTTGGTGCGCCCGGTGGGACTTGGGCCCACGGCTTCAGGATTAAAAGTCCTGTACTCTACCAACTGAGCTACGAGCGCATGATAGCCGCCTTTCGGAATCGAACCCTCCGTGGCTACTCCCACGAATGCGCTCCACGTTGCGCTAGGGCGGCATATAATAGCCGATGGCTGGACTTGAACCAGCACCACAAGAGTTTCAATCCATCCGGGGACAGGCCGGACAGGGCCGCTCTTGCGTATCGTCAATGTGACCCGCCTTAACTGGGCGGCGCTCTGCTTGAGCTACAACGGCAAATAAAAAGCCCATCGCCGTGCTGGTCAGACACAGTTCAGGGCGCAGGGATTGGACGCACACACCGGCGGAATACACGCGCACCGCCTAAATGTTCCGGGGCCTCCGGGCAGCTGTTATAATGCTATAGGAGGAAAAATCATGTCAGGTAGTATGCAAAGCCGTCAAAAGAGAAAAAGAAAGGAAAATGCGCTGCGCTTGGGAAACGCAGCAGCTCCCGGTGACTGATTAGATCATGCGTCCACTTCCGCCGACGGGGTGGCGGGTATTGGTGCAGATGGGCGGAATCAGACCGCCACGGCGTTCACCTGCTGTTCGCACCGTCATTTCCTGCATCCACACATAAAAGCGAAGAAGCAGCGGGGAGTGACGTGCTGCTCTGCTTCTCCTCTTGTTAGCGCCGTGCCGCAATGCGCGGTTGCGCTTGTAATAAGCATACTCACAAGGCACAGTAATGCCAAGGTATGCTCGTGTCGAAAAATCAGGCTCTAAATTTGTGTATCTTGCGCATTATGCACTATCCCTCGTAATGTCGGGCCAGATTTCGGCCAGTGCTTCCAGCCCATTCTTCAGACCATTGGCAACGGTTTTCACGGACACGTCGTATTCTTCGGCGACGTTCTCATAGGTTTTGAGCTTGAAATAGCCGTCCTTGTCCGTGGTCTCGCAGTCGATGTAGTAGCTGCGCAGGTAGTCCGCAACGCGGATACTATACCCATTCTCGGCGTATACGATGCAGAAAACGCGGGAGATGGCCTCCATGCGGCGCTTAACCAGTTCCGTTTCCATGTGGTTCAGCTTTCGGATTTCCGCGTCCCTGTCGCACACAACTTCCAGAATCTTATCTCCGTTGCCGGATGCCATCGGCATTCCGTTCAAGTTCTGCGTGATATGCGTTGCAGCGTCCCGCAGACGGGCGACCTTTTCACGCTGGTTGTGGATGGCTTCAGCCATATTTCGGCAACTCTGAAACCACTTTTTCACTTCTTCTGTATCAAGAATCCCTTTGGGTTCCCATGCTCTCCATGCCCTAATCTCCATATACACCCCTCTTTCTGTCTCCGGCTGCGGGCCGGTCACTTTGCGCCAAAGACTTCCCGCAGCGCGTCGCTGATTTCCCGCAGCGCGTCGCTTAAGGTTTTGCAGGTCTTTGCGGGCCGCACCTGAACGCTCTTTCCGGCGGACTTACCAATGGCCTCCGCGATGTCCTGTGCCAGCTTTTCCGGCACGAAGTTCTCCGCGTCAACGCGAATCTGGCAGTCAGGCGCGGGCATATTCTTTTCCAGCTCTGCCACGCGGCGTTCCAGCTGCCGGATGCGGCGGTTTTCTCTTTTACTCATGTGGTAGCTCCTTTCGTCAAACAAATTCTTTCGGCGGGGTCTCGTAGGTCTCGCCGATTTTCTTCCACAGGTGGAGGCAGTACGGATGGGTGTCAACGTACTGGCTGCGCGGCGGGTGGAACTGCACCACACATTCTTCCTCGTCCCAGAAGATGTCCTTGATAAGGCACATCTCGTCCCACGTCGGGCAGCGGCGCGGGAGGCTCACGCTGACGTGTTCCCAGCCGCCGCCCCACGATGCAACAATGCCCACAGTCTGCGGCTTATACTGTGGGTGGACGAGGTAGGCCATGAAGCCGTCCCAGCCCTCCCGCACGATCATCAGGCGATGGCTCTTCTTGATTTCTTCAATCGGGCGCATTCGTTTCAACTCCTTCCAAAAACAGCAGCACTCCGGGCGCTGCAACGCGGATACGGTACTCTGCCAAATCCGCCGGGGTGATGTACTTTCGGCCGAACAGGCGCTTCATATCGCGCCAGACGGCCCACGGAACGCGGTAGAAGTATCTGCCGCTGAAAGAACAGAGGACAAAGGCGATGCCGCCGAGCTTTTCAGTGCGGGTCAAGCGGGCTGCCTGTTCGGGCGTCACACGGTCGGCAGTCATGCGGTCGCTGTCCGTGTGCTTCGCCTCGAAATTGACTGCCTTGCCACCCCTGAGAACGCCCTTGTAGTCCGGCTGGGCCTGTTTGGTGTAACAGGCGATAAACCGGCCCGCACGGTCAGGACTTCCAATCGGCTTCATCGGTTCCGGGGTCTTTTCAACGTCCGCCAGACCGATGGAGCAGTAATACGCGCAAGCGCTGTTGATGATGTTCTCGAAACCCGCGCCCTCTGCCCGGCTGCGAGCGCCCATGTAGCTGCGGCGAATGCTTGCCGCCGTTCTGGTTTTATTCATCGTCGTCCTCCCACAAAATAGCCTGTCCGCACTGGCCGCAGAATACGTTCCGGGCCGTGTCGATATTGTGCAGATATTCGCCGCTCCCGCAGTTGGGACAGGCCAGAATACTCTTGTCGCCGTCCGGGTAGGGGCTGCGCGGGATCTTCAGCAGAATGGCCTCCCGGCCCATCCTGCAAGCCTCGTTCACCTGCTCTATGCTCTCGTAGCTCTCGCGGTGCGCCGGGTCGAGGATTTCCGCCGCGCGCTCAAGGGGCATTTCTTCACTCATTGTCGCCCCTCCAATACTCCACGAAGTAGATCACGGCGGATTTGCCGTTGCGCTTTTCCTTGCCCATGCGGACGATATAGCCGTTCATCGACAGGACGACGACCAGCGCCTTCCGGTCCTCCACCCTGTCGCAGTCGATCTTGTAATGCTGTGCCATCTTGTCCTCCTTACTCCTTCAGGCAGCTGGCAGGCTGCTGGAGCCACTTCAGCGCTTCTTCCTCGGTCGGGACCCCATCCGCGCACATCTGGTTCACGACAATGGGGATAAGGCGTTTGGCCAGCTCTTCATCGTCCATGTCGCAGATGGCATCCGCAATGGTGTCCTCGTTATGGGGCATGATTTTCAGCGACAGTCTGACCACCGTGCCGTCCCTGCGCGTCCAACTGCTGATGATACCGGCACAGCCCAGCTTCTCGCAGGCTGTCAGCATGGTATCGCGAGCCTCTTCCAGAATTTTGTTGTCCATTACCGATACTCCTTTCCGGTGACCCTGTCCCGCAGCGGGATGCGGCCAATGATGTCGAAGCCGGACCACTCTGCGATCTGACGCAGCATCGGCACCAGAATGCTGATTTGCAGCAGCCGGGCGGCCTCTTTCTGGTATTCTTCCTTGCGGATGTTCCGCATCGCGGTGCCGGGAGTCGGGTCTGCATAGTGCTCGGCGTTCCGGCTCATGTTGTCATTGCTCATGTTCAGGCTCCATTCTCCAGCAGGTCAAACAGGGTGGGTGCGTCCTTTTCGGCGTCTGCGGCCTCCAAATAGCCCACGCCGTCGCGGAAATAGTCAGGGTTCAACTCCACGCCCTTTCCCTTACGGTTCATCTTCACCGCCTCATACGGCACCGTGAAAAGCCCTGCAAAGGGGTCAGCAACAAGTTCGCCCTCATTGCTGTACCGCTCAATCAGGCGCTGCACGATGTCGATCTGAAGCGGGCAGACGTGGAGGTTCTGCCGCCGCTGGCTCTGGGAGGTGTTGAGCGTTTTCATCCGCACAATGTCGTCCCAGACCGTCATATCCCATGAACCGGGTGCAACGACCATGAAGGTGCTCGGCAGCCGTCCGTCTTTGTCGAGGCTTTCTGCGAGTTTGACGTGCTCGCCGTAGTCGTAGACGCTGTCGCGGCTGAACTTCCGGTAGACGCTCTGGAGTTTGGAGGTCGGAATCTTCTCCAGCTCCTCCCTAGCAAAAGGCCTGTCGCCGCTGGAACGCCAAAACGCATGAGCGTCAATCTGCCACTGGGCGCGGGTGTATTCCTCTTTGGACTTCTTCACCGGCGTATCGGCATAGCCACGGCTGCAATCGGTGGGCAGCTTGCGGAACAGCAAGATATACTCCGGGCAGCCGACGCCCATCTTGGTGCCGTCCTTGCACTGTTCCGTCCATCCGAGGCGGTAGGTCTGGTTATTCTCGCGCACAACGTCCGTGACCACGGTAATCATCCCGAAGTACGCGAACCCGTGCTTGCGGAAATGTTCGATGCAGTCCGCATGGAACGGCTCAATGGTGGGAGCTGCAAGGCCGGTGACGTTGGCGAACTCCACGCGATCTTTGACGTGGATTGCAGCTACTCGGCCGGGCTTCAAGGTGCGCAGCAGCTCCGGCGTCAGGAAATCCATTTGCTTGAAGAACTCACCGTCATCCGGGTTGTGCCCGAAATCGTTGTACGAGGGCGAATACTCGTAATGGTTGCCGAACGGGATACTGGTCACATACAGGTCGATGCTGTCCGTCGGCCAGCTCCTGACCTCTTCTACGCAATCGTTGTTGATTGCTGTGTAGTTGTTACCTTTGACTTCCACTCTCTCACATCCTATCGTTCTCTTTAAGACCTCCAGTGCAAGGCTGCCGAGGCCGTATTCTTTGATAATTTCTTCCATCTGCTCGCTGAGGGCATCGTACTGTTTCCACTTCCGCTGGAGGGCCAGCAGCACCTCCGTTTCGGTGTCCATGTACAGGATGTCAATCACGCACGGCGACTTCTGGAGAAAGCGGTAAATGCGGTGAATGGCCTGAATAAAGTCGTTGAACTCATAGTCAATGCCCATGAAGATTGCCCGGTGGCAGAACCGCTGGAAGTTGCAACCAGAGCCGGACAGGCTTTTCTTCGTGCCGAAGATGCGGGTCTTGCCCTGCGCGAAGTCCATGACGCGCTGTTCGCGGGTTTCGAGATCCATGCTGCCGTAGATGTCCACCATCTCCGGGACGGCTTTTTTCAGGGCCTTGCGCTCGTCCTCCAAGTCATGCCAGACAACGAAGTGTTCATCCACCGGGGCCTCCGCGATGATGCGGGCCACCTCAGCGCCGCGGATGTCGATGCTGTCCCGCTTCTCTTTGGCTGCATCCTGCAAGCCCATCGCAGCATCATGGCCGAGCTTCATCTGGCCGTCGGCTTCAAATTCAGCGGGCCGGTCAAGGCTGGTCAGCTTGTGATACCGGATATCCAGCGGCGGCAGGGCGTAACCATCATCCGAGAATCCGAGGTCGGACGGCTTCTGAAGGAAAAGCCCCCAGCTGGCGCACCAAATCCAGAACTCCCGCTCGCGGCCCGGATAAAGGGTCAGGTTGTTCGCCTTGGTGCTGTCCCTCTTGAAAAAGCGGGTCAAACTCTGGCCGGTGTCCATAATTTCGAGGAACCCGGCGTAGTGAATCAGCTCTTTGTACCTGTTCGGGGACGGTGTGGCCGTGTTGGTCAGCTTATACTTGACGCCCTTGAACTTCTGCATAAAGCTCTGATAGGTCTTGCTTCCGAAGCTGCGCAGCGTGGCAGCCTCGTCTAAACTGACCGCTGTGAAATGATGCGGGTCAATGTCGCCGTCTCTGACGCGCTCGTAGTTGGTCAGGACGATGGGGGCCGTGCTGGCCTCCACTTCGGCCATCGTGCGGCAGTATGGCGGCTCGTCCATGCCAAGCAGGTTCACGGCGTCGGCCTTGAACTCCGGCAGGACGTTCAGCGGCATCACAACGAGCGTCTGGCCGCCCTCGTGCTTCTGGAGCAGCCTGCACCATTCAAGCTGCATGATGGTCTTTCCCAGACCGAAGCGGGCGAAAATGCCACGGCGGCCCCCGCGCAGCGCCCACAGGACGCTCACGCGCTGGTGATCTTTCAGCGCCGGGCTGACCTCGGCGGGGTCAATCTCGATACCGGACAGGGGCGCAATGTCGATTTTGCGCTCCAAAAACTCCTTGTATGTCATTTTGTGTGTTCATCTCCCATAGTTTCTTTTAGCGCGGCTTTTTAGGCAACGGCATCCAGACTGGAAGGTTATCCGGGAAGGCTGCCACCATATTCCACGGCCAAGCTGTTGTGTTCATGTCGCCGGGGTTTATGTTGATGCTCAGAACGCAGCCGTCCTCGTTTGCATCAGCCTCAGTCGGCGGCTCTTCTGCGGTCTTGCGCCAGCGCTGGGCATCCGGGACGACTGCCGGGGCATCTTCTACCAGTGCAATCTCGTCCGCAGCGTCGCACCAGCTCTTGCACTTTGCGCGGTCATACCCGCCGGGGCAGTCCTCGCAGCACTTCGCCTTGAACGCCTCCAGCAGCGGCCCGCGTTCGATGCAATCAGCCATTTGTCGCATCCTCCATTTTGAACCCGCAGACCGGGCAGAAGTTCCAGACCCAGCCGTCGAAATCGCTCTGCGAGATTTTGGCCTTGCAGTTGGTACAGCAGATTGCCGGTTCCTCGTGGCTGTCGTTTTCGCCATCGACGATGATAAACTTCAGCTCTTTGTCCTTTACCCACTTGGCATGGCCGCGCAAGCTCTCCGGGTCGATGGTCGGCAGGTTGCTCAGGTCGCTCAGCGTGTCACTGATGCTCTCGCAATACAAGATGTCAGCGGCCTTACCCTTGGCTTCTTCTTCGGCGAGGTCTTGGCGCAGTTCTTCCTCCAGCTGCCCAATGTCGGCCAGCCGGATGGGCTTCTTGGTGTCACTCATGGGCGGCCTCCTTGTGGTTTACCTCTTCAGGCTTCAGCGTGGGTGCTGCGAAGATGCAGCTGATGGGCACGGCGTACACGTTCGCGCCGTTCTCTTCGCGGCAGTAGACAGCCTGTTTCAACAGCTCGTTGGCGTCAACAGGGCGAACATCATTTGCCATTGTCCTGCGCCTCCTCTCCAACCTTCCAGCCGATAAGGTCACAGATGCAAACCTTGTCCTTTTCGCACCAGTGGAGAACAAACCGCTCAGGGAGAAACGACCTGTGGAGTGTGCTTGTAATGCCATCTCCTCCCAGAGTTTCGGTAATATCCTTGATGGCCCAGCTCACGGCTTGCGTGACATCCACTTTTTCCTCGAAGATATGTCCGCAGTTGCGGCACTTGAAAAGGCCGGTCATTTTTTCACTCATTCGGCAGCACCTCCGTTTTTTCAATCTCGAACTTCTCCCGCTCCGGGTGGAAGTTCTTTGCGGCGTTGAGCGCGATGCGCTCCGCCTCCGCTTTGTTCCTTGCCTTGACCTCGTACCAGCCGAGATCTGCAAAGATCACTTTGTATTTCATCGTCACTCCTTGTCCCTCCCGACAAAGACGCCTGAGAACAGGCGTTCTCCTATGGTGTAGTGATAATACCAGTGGCCCGCCGGAACGTCGTCTGCCGTGCCGTCTGCCGGTCTGAGTACCAGCGAATGGCCCGCGACCTGAACGACATACTCTCCGCCCTGCACAAGATGCTTCATCCAGCTTTCGGCGGGTGCAGCGTCCGCCCGGTTGCCGTCCATGCAGCAGACCGCCACAGCGGGCAGCGCCGGGGCCAGCATGGTGAAGAGCGAAAGCTGCTCAACGTCCATTGCAGTGGGTCACCTCCACCTTGCGGATTTTGCGGACCGTGATAGTCCAAGCATCCGGCCAGCGGTCGCGGGCGTGGTAGATGCCTTGAATCGCTGCATCGCCTTCGTCGTCGGCCTCCAGCTTCAGCCAGTGGATTTCGTCCCTGCCGGGTGTATGGCACTCGACAGACACCTTGAACTTAGGCATTGGCAGCCTCCAGTCTCGCCGGTTCCGGGCCGCAGCGCAGACGAGCAGCTTCCCGCGGCGCGGTCGTGATGTCCTCCCGCGACTGCTTCAGGAACTCGACCCGGCGATAGGTCAGGTCAGGCATCCGGGCCAGTTCTTCCAGCCCGCCGACGCTGCCGACATAGGACTTTGCCGCCGGGGGAAGCCCATCGAACAGAGCTTTCAGCTCTCCGGTGCCGTCGCTCCGCAGCAGCCCGCCTTTCTCGTCGATGCCGGTCACCATTGGGCAGGTGCGCCAGCTGATGTACTTCTGCGCCCTGTGCGCTGCATCCGCCAGCGCCACCCACTCGGCGTCCAGGTCGATGTTCTGGGACAGCTGCTTGAAGATGTCCGCCACCGTGATAGGATAAACGCACACACGGTTCGCTGCGAGGAACGCGCGTTTGACAACCTCACTGGGGTAGTCCTTGAACTGATACGTCCAGACGTCGATGGTGGTTTTCATCTCTTCGTCGGTCAGCGGCTTGGTTCCCAGCTTATACAGCGTCGCGTTCATCAAGATCAGCTCCGCCGCCTCTTCCTTGGTCATGTCTCAAAACCCCTTTCTTTGTCCATGTTGCCCAGTACGCGGGCCAGCTGGTCTCTCGTGCTTTCTGCGGGCTGCCGGGGGCTGCTACTCCTGCCGGTCGGCTGCCTGTTCTGCCATTGTTCATCGCTTGCAGCAACTCCCGCAGGGCTTTTGATGCCGTCTCGTTTCCAGCCTCTTAAAGTGCCGTCTACATACGTCCAGTTTCGTTTCCCGGCCTCAGCAGCTCTATCAATCGCCAGTAGAATCATGTCTGCACTGAACACATCCAGCCAACTCTTCAGCTTATAGCCAACAGAGGGAGGAAAGTCTCCGAACACCTCTTGGATGTGATTTGCGATTGATGCAAGGTCTTTGTCTACTGGTTCCGGCTTAACAACAGTAGTAGTAGTAATATCTGATACGTTAGTATCAGTTTGTACTTTGTACTTTGTACTTTGGTTTTTGTGGGTTTCGTTGGGTTCTTCATGGGTTTCCGTGGGTTTCTCAGAAAACCCATCGGTTTTTTTGGGTTCTTCTGAAAACCCATCGGTTTCTTTTGCTTTTCTAGGTCTGCCACCTTTGCGCCCATTTTGGCGGTTTGCCTCGATGGTGCGCTGATACGTTTTCGTGTTCTCGTCCAAAAACGGCCGCATAGCCTCGAACGCTATCTGTTCGATGGGTTCAAGTTCTTTCGGCTCTGTACCGCTTTTGACGTACTCGGCCATCGCAAAAAACACTCTGCGAAAAGCTGCATCATCAAGAACGTTCAGGAGTTTGAGCTTGTCAAACGGTATCAGCAATCCTTTGGGGCGGGCAACCTCGATTTCGTCCGCCATCGGCTCACCTCCTTTCTGCGGCAGATGAATCAGAACGGCAGGTCGTCCGCGTCGGTTTCAATGATGCGGCTGTCGTCGTCATATTCGGGCGCAGCCGCCGGGGCCGGTTGTTTATCCGGTGCGGGTGCGGAAGCATTCTGCGGCGGCTCAGAGCCGGGGTCAAAGGGCGTTTCGCCGTCCACCGGCTCGAGGCCGTCCGGCTGATAGTGACCGGCATAGGCTGGCATGGTGGGAGCTTGCATCATGTCAATTGCTGTCTGAATCCATCGGGCAGTCACTGAGCCGTCCGGGAAGATGCCGTCGGCATCAAGATTCCAGTAGGTCTTGTCACCGGATTCGTGGCTTTTCAGCTCCCGGCCAAAGGCCATGATGGCGTCGCCTTTCTGCAAAAGGCCGTCCCACTGCTCCAGATTGCGCCAGATGCAGCACTCAACAAAGAGGCTGTTCCACTTGCCGGATTCATCTTTGGTGCTGCTCGCCTTGACGCTGAGGCTCAAAAACCGGCTCCCTGACCGGGTTTCCTTGATTTCAGGCTCGCGGGACAGGGTGCCTAAAACCTGCGTTCCTGTCTTGGTCTGGATAATCATTCGCCATCACCCTCAAACGGATCTTTGTCACTCTCGGTGACCTCAACGGCCAGCGGCGCGGGTTCTTCCTTGGGGGCCTTGTTGAGTTTGCGGCGGCGCATAGAGCCGTCAGGCTGCTCGCCGCCGTCCTCGACCTCGCGGAAATCGGCCTCCACGTCTGCGTTGACCTCGCTGACGTCGTACAGGCCACCAAAGGTAGAGGGGAACGCCTCGCGCAGAGCGTGGACAAGCGCCACCTTGCGAATCATAGTTGCCTTTTTGCCGCTCCAGAGGGACTTGCCGGTGTCGTACTCGGAGAGTTTGACTTCCTCATAGCTGGGACGGCTGCGGTCCTTGCGGTAGACTTTGGCCCAACCGCCCAGCAGCTCCTCGTCCTGATAGACGATGGAGCCTTCACGGTGTACCAGCTCGCCAACGTCTTTGATGAACACGATAACGCCAGCCTCGAAGCCATCATACTGAGGATGATTTTCAGCCATCTTCAGGTAACAGGTCTTGCCCAGCACGATGGTGGAGGACGAATCGCTGTTCTTGTTGTCGTAGTGGATAAGGTACGCCTCGCGGGTAAAGGGGTTGAGGTGGTACTGACGGCAGGTTTCGAGGAAGATGCGGCATTCAGTCGGCGTTGCATCTTTGCAGATGAAGCTCTTCACATCGTCAAAGCTGACGATAAGGTGCTGGCCGTCCATGCTGTCGATCTCGACCGGGGCCGATTCGACGGCGGGCTGCATGGCCGTGTTCTGCTGCTGAACCTGAGCGGCGAAAGAACGGCCCTGCGTGGTAGGGGTAGTGGTGGGTGCTGCTGCACCAGCGCGTGAAGTGAATCCCATAATTGACCTCCTGATGATGTAAATTATTCAATGCTGCCGAAGCGGAAGCCCCGCTCCTTGGCAGCCTGACGGAACCATTTGATATCTTCCGAGCTGAACTCAACCCAGAAATAATACTTCTTGCGGGCCGGGGTGCTGGGCTGTGCAGCGGCCATCGTCTGCATTGCCTCGACGTCCAAACGGCCATCCGGCGTGATGAATGCGGCGGCCTGCGTTGCTGCGGCAGCTTGTGCCCGCATCTCGCGTTCTTCAGCCGTCGGGGGAACAATTACCGGAGCCGCTCTCCGCGCCCTCTCTGCCGCTTCTCTGGCGGCCTCTGCCTCCCTCTGCGCTGCGCGGGACTTCTCGCGGCGGGTATGCTCGCGGACAGCCTCGTTGACACTCAGGTTGCGCAGGTATTCGGTGGTGCAGGGCTCAACGTCCTCTCCGCAGTTTTCGCGGATAAAGTCGAGGTCGCTGCGGATGCCCTCGATGGCTTTGCACAGCGCCTTTTTCGCTTCCGCAAGGTCAAAGGTCTTGTTAAGCCAGTGGGTGTCCAGCAGACGTTCAAAAGAAATCAGCGGCTCCAGCTCGCCGATGCAGTCCCGATAGACCAGCTTCAGCGTGGACGCCTTTTCATCCTTTTCGGCCTGCTCGACGGCCTTGACCTGTTCATCAATCGCACCGGAGACCTTTTTGCACTGCTCCCGCATTACCTTGATGTCCGCCTGAAAGTCCTCCAGCGGCTTCAAGTAGATTTTCTTTGCAGCGGTGACAGCTGCGCCCAGCTGCTTGTCCCAGTTGTTGATCTTGGCCCGGTCGTCTTTGGCTCCCTTGATGCTCTCCGGGGTGTAGACGAGGCCTGTGTAGGCCGCAAGCATCTCGTCGAGGTTCTGCTGCACCTCGTCTTTGTTCCAGATCATGGCCGGAATCACCGGGTTCTGCACCCGGACAGTGAGTTCATTCGTCATTGTCGTTCTCGTCCTCCTGCTCCGCGTCACGCGGCAGAAAATAATAGTCGTCGGGCGGCTCCAGCGGTGGGCCGTAACCGTCAAGCGCGAGATCATACATCGGGTTCACCGGTCAGCCTGCCTTTCGGTTGTTGCCGTTCTGGGCACTCCGCGCCTCGGTACGCTCAACGCGCCCATAGGGGCTGCTCCGCTTATACTGCTGGTTTTCCTCGTACATACCGTACAGGGACATCGCCAGCCCACTTGCCAGTGCGAACAGAATCCACGGTGCCGACTTTGCAGCCGCCTCCGGCTCCCAGCTGCCACACACGACCAGCGCGTGAGCCATGAGCCGATTTGCCCAGCAAACCACCTGCGCAGCGCCGACCATTGCCAGACCGGCGACGGCCATCTTCCCAATCATTCGCATTTTGCTTTCCTCCTGCTTTATTTCTTCGGCGCTTTCTTGCGCTGCTTCTTCGTCGCACTGACCGGGGCCAGCGGCTTCATCAGCTTCGGCGGCTTCGGGTCGTTGCGATGGGCCTTGTAATTCTCCACGTCCTCTGCCTTAAAAAAGAACTTGCTCCTGCTGCCTTTCTCTCCGTGCGAGTATGCAACGAGCTTTCCTTCCAGTCTCATCTGGAGGACACGCTGACGGCAAACACCAAGGGCCTCTGCGGTTTCCTGCGTGGTGTAGTATTCAGGCACGTTCTATGCCTCCTTTCTGCGGTTGGCTCCCGCGACACCCTTTCGGGTGTTTCGGCTGCTGCCGTGCGGCCATCATCAGGCGGGCTTGATTTCTTCACTCTTTTCGAGCCATCCATTATTCCAAAGCGCAATGGACCAACTCAATCCGTGCTTTTCTGCGAACCGCTTCGCAGTGTCGAACATTCCTTCTGCCCTATCACGAGATTCGGTTTTTACGACTTTGAAGTTGACTGGCGTTCCGTAACGGACTTCATAACATTTCATCGTTCAGTCCTCCACATTGATCATCGAGGTCAGGTTGTACAGCGTTTCGTGGTCGTCCCACGAGATTTTCTCTTCCTCGAACGCCCGGTCGATCTGCGCCCAGCAGTCGTCCCTGTCGTTCTCCGTCTTGATAGCAGCGATGGCTTTGACCAGCTTCTTGAACATATTGCATTTTCCTTTCTGTTTTGGCGTGGCTGGATTTCGCTAGTTATTATACTAGCTTTGAGCTAGTTTGTAAATAGCTTTTCGCTAATTTTTGAAAATATTTTAGCCAGCAGCTAGTTGTCAACTGATAAAAAATAGGCGCTCCGCCCATTTGCCATATCAAAACAGTGTCATTTGCCCAGCATCCTCCGGGGTATCGGCTGGAGGCTTTGCAGCTCTGGGCTTGTAGGTGCGGGTCTGGGTCAAAACGTCGATCTCGCAGAACTCGAAGCCTTTGCAGTGGTTCAGCCGCCGCAGGGTAGGGCCATCCAGCATCTTGTCCTTATAGCTGCAATAGGCCAGCTCGTCATCGTTCAGACAGGCGTTGCAACAGTACCGGCAGTATTGCTTCATCGCGGTTCCTCCCAGAATCCAAAGGTAGCCGGAAGCTCCATCCAGTGCGTGACGCGGCTGCCAGACCGCCCATCGGTATCTTCTGGGTCGAGCAGTGCGTTCATGGTCGTTACGCAGCTATCCCAGCCGACGGAGAAAGTTTTCTGCTCAGTGTTATACATCGCAGGTGAAACATACTCCCCATAGCTCTCGTCAGGGTAAAAAGGTGTACAGCTCAAATCCCAAGTTATGACGTTCACAAGGCATGGTACGAACACATCATCTTCCTTGTCAGATTCAGGAAGGCGCGTCTTGATACTGACCCACTGTCCGGCAAGCTGGCCCTCTTCGTCACCGGCCAAAAGGCCAACAGGAACTTTTAGCCCAGCCGCGAACTTGGCCAGCATCTTGGCCGTCGGGTTGACCCCGCCATTCTCGTACAGGCTCACCGTCTGCTTGGTCACGCCCATTCTTTGGGCAAGCTGAATCTGTGTGAGGTGAGCGTCTTTTCGTGCTGCACGAATTTTCTCTCCGATAGAATCAGACATCTTTCAGTTCCTCCACATAGCACCAACTCTGGGGCGGCCGCTGCACTTCCACAGGCCGCATACCAAACCGCGTGTTTTGCAAGCCCGTGAACGCCCGCAGCTCGCGCGGCTGGGCATAAATCTTCAGGTCAGAGATATGCCACGCCCATCCGCGGCACTTGCTCAGGTAGCGGACAATGCGGTCTCGGTCCATGCAAGCCATTTCTTCGACATCATCCGGGGCGCGGCATATCGGTGCAAGCTCCCAAATCTTGTCGCAGACGAACTCGCCAATGACCGTACCATCCAACCGCTGCCAGCCTTTGCCGGGGACGATTCGCAGCCAGCCCATCTTCGACCGCTCTTTCGTACAGTAGATGTAGCACTTAAATGGAGTCTTCACGCCTTCCGGCTTCGTCTTGCGCACCTCCACGGTCTTTTCTTTCAGGACGATCTTGCTGCACCATACCGGCTGGATGCTCAACAGAACTGCTTTATTGTTGGGCATTTCCTTCGCCTCCTTGATGTCGGTGGAGCCGCTCGTCTACCTCGCTGAGAGCCAAGATATCCACGCTGTCAAGGCCACCATGCTGCACAAGAGCGTTCAGTAAGATTGAGGATTTCGCCATCTCCAGAGATGCAGATTTGCCCTCTTGCTCCTTTGTGGCTTTCCTGATGATGTTGTTCAGGGCAACGATTTCCTCGCCGGTCAACTCGACGATGGCGGAACCGGGTTCATTCTTCGCATGGTCCCGATAAATTAACGAACGGATTCTCATATTTTCCAGCCCTCCCCTCAGTAATACTCGATTTCAACCAGAGATGTGGAAACCAACTCAAAGCGGCCATCTGACCGAGGGATACGGAGCAGCTGATATTCACGCTCAGCAGATAGCTTCGGGTCAGGCAGCAGCTCGCCGAAGTCCTCCACGGTGATGGTATACTTCGGATACCGCCGGGCTGCGTATGTTCCATCTTCAATGGCAGGAGAATAGACGGTGACGTGGTAACAGGGGTGGTCAGCAGTTCCAGCCTCAGCAGATGTAGAACCGCAGGCGGCAAACCAGAGCGTCAGGGTCAGCAGCAGAGCCGCGACAACAAAACAGGAAATTCGATTTTTCATTCTTCCGCACGTCCTTTCAGGTATTCTTTGGCAGTTTCTTTGATGGCCGTATCCCGGAGGAACGTCCACGAATCATCGTCGTCAATGAGCTTCCGCATCTTGGCCGCAGCAGTTTGAACCAGTTTGCAAAGGGCTTTGCGCTCCATCCGGTACTCCTGCCGGATTTCATCATCTGTGAGCTGGTCAATGTACGACTGAACATCCTCTATGTCGTTCTGTTTCTGGATGTCCCAGACGATTTCACACCGGCGGCCATCAGCCTGAATGCCGTACAGCAGGAACGAAACTCCTTTGCTGTAACGATCATCGAACCAGTGCCAGACCTCCAGCCGGTTTGTGCCAGCCGGGAAATGTAGGAATGCAGCTTCTAGCTCTTCCGTTTCGGGGTTCATCGGAACATCGTCAAGCTGCTTCCACAGCGCTTCCAGAACAGCATCGCGCTTCTGCAAGGTTGCCATGCCCGCGCCGTTCACGGCCCGCTCGTTCCAGAGCTTCGCGGCCTGACCCTGCGCAATGAACTTCGTACTGTGCCACTGCTTGACCCATACAGCGCCGCCGGTAGCACCACAGCCGGAACAGGAAACGCGGTACCTGCCGCCAAAGTCCCGAATGTGCGCCGTGCCGCCGCAGAACGGGCAGGGCTTCAAATCAAAATTCGCCATCTTCATTCCTCACTTTCTGGAAATCAGTTCCATGCACAGCTCTTTGTAGGTGTCACGCTGCACACAGACCTTGATAAATTCGGCGTCCTCGTGCGAGTGCCCCCCCTCAGAGGGCTTTGCAGGTGCCGCCGGGACAGCAGCGGGAGCGGGTGCAGCAGCCACGACCGGCACGGGCTGAGGCTTGGACAAGTAGTTGTCGAGGCCGAGGCTGGCCATTATGGCGACTTCCACCGCCTCCATTTCGCCCTGCGTCAGCTTGCCGTAATAATCGTTCAGGCGGGTCTTGTCCACGGTGGTGATTTGCTCACAGATTGCGGTAGAGGGGCGCTGTGCGCTGTCAATAAAGACGTGCGTGATCAGCGGCCTCTTCTCTTTTGTGGTCAAGTAGACCACCTCGACCGTGGCAGCGTTCTTGTTGTTCAGGTTGTTGCTGACGACGATACCGGGCCGCCCGCTGCGCTGCTCGCAGCCGACCTCGTTGCCCTCCGGCAGCACATAATAGATTTCACCGCGATAAACCATTCCGTTCATGATAAAGCTCCTTTCGGTTTTCAGAAATCCAATTTTTCAGCCACTTCATGCTCATGTCGTGGTCGATAAAGGCCATCATCAAGCCGTGCTTGATGCCGCAGCCCATATAGGTATAAATCAGCTCCATATCCTCTTCCGAGAAGTCTGTGTCCAGAAAAGCATTGACACCGGCCAGCATAAGCTCGTGGAACCTCCTGTTCCTCCACTCCTGCGAATACGGCTGCGTCTTGAACGCGGGCCGCGAAAGGTATTCCAGCATCTTTGCCTCGACCGCTTCAACGGTCTTACAGTCCCGCAGGATAAAATACTGGTTCGTGCGCGGGTGAGCAATAAACTCGTCCCGGTCATTGATAAAGCTGCCGGGGAAGCATTCAAGGAGTTTTGCGCGGGCTTCCTCCATGTCAGCTGCGCTCTGACGTTCTTTGTCATTCATGAGAGTGTCTCCTTATACAAGAATCGTGTCTTTCGTTACCTGCGCATTGTCGCTGATTTCTATGACGGAATCCTCGGTGACCTCAATTTTGGCGGTCATTTTTCCGCCGTCGAAAGGTCTGAATGCTGTGCGGTAATCGTCGAAAATGGCATACTTGCCATCAAAGAAGAATGTCCCGTAGTTCTTGGAGCGATATTCACAGTTCGTTTTGAGCGTGAGCAGCTTCGCTCGCTTTCCAACAAAATTCGGGGTCTTTTCGCCCTGCTTAGGGTCAGCTTCAACCACCGCCTCGTACAGTTCCGGGAACAGGGCGCGGAGCCTCAGAAGAAAGAATGGAACTTCATCGGCCTGATATTCTCCGACTTCGCCATATCCAAAAAGCGTATGGGGATGCGCATTGCAGATTGTCAAGATGTTTTCTGCCGTGAAATACTTCTCCGGGATATAGGTCATCTCTTTCATCCCGAAACTGAGGCCGTCGTCAATCAGCTTTCCGTTTTCGTTGAGCTTCAGGCTGACATACCGCAGCACAACAAGCGCGTCATTCCCGATTCTGACGAGTTTTTCATTAAAGGGAAAATTCAGGACAGAGTAATTCGGGTGTGCCTTTGCTGCATCCCGAATCTTGTTGTACATCTTGGAACGCTTCGTGCCTCCGTCAACCCGGCTCACGCTCCCGACCATGCAATGCCTCGAAAGAGGCACCGTCACAGCAAAGCAGGTTCCTTGTTTGTATGCAGAGCATTCATTCGCCCGGTCGCAGAAAATATACTCCGCCCGCAGACGGCAGTCCCTTGAACCGCTGCCGTAAAGGTTCACGTTGATGGCTTCTTCATTCATCGTTTTGTCCTCCCTGAAGCAACTTGATTTCTTCCAGCGCCGCGCGGGCCGCCCGCTTGCCATTCTCATTGAGGATGCGCTGCCATGCGCCCTGAGAGGGCGACCAGCGGAAAGCATGGCTCTTCAAGATGGCCCGGATATCCGGCTCAGGCTTGCCGTCAAAAATGAGCTGCACCCGCATCTGAGCGCTGTTTTCGTGGTAGGTAACGCCGGGCAGCTCCACGACCTCCACCGGTTGGGCGTTGGCCGTCGCGGCGGCCTCAACTTCCTTGATACGGTCTTCCAGCCGGTGAATGCGGGCCGTCGAATTGCTCAACTGCCACGGCAGGAACGGCGCACGGTCGCCCCACTGTTTCATCCGGGCCTCAATCATGGCCTGTTCGCAAGGGCCAACGCCCTCACAGCCCTCCACTGTGCCGAACTGGCGGAAATGCTTATTGACGACGATCATGTGTTCGTGCTTCTTCTTTTCGTCCTCCAACTTCTTATTCAGAGCTGCAAGCACTTCAGGGTCGCGGCTCGTGACCGGTGCGTTGAGTGCATAGCTGCGGATGCGCTCCAGCAGCTCAGCAGCCTTATTGTAGTTGGCGAGATTCGCCTCCCAAGCATCTGTCTGCCGTTCCTTCTTCTTCACAGGGAAATTGGCGCCGCCGACAATCAGGACGCTCGGACACCATGTCCCAACCTCATTCTCCCGGTTGATTGCAAAGGCCAACGTCCGCTCGTACTTATCGAGCATCCCATCCACCCGGTTGCGCTGTGCAGTGGTCTTGCAGCGGGACTTTGCTTGCTCTGCAATCTCCCGCGCATTGGCGACCTGCTTCTGATAGTCCGCCGTGGCCTTGCCCGGAACGTAGTCCCGGAACGAGCGCATCTCGTGGGCCTTGCGGGCCATCTCTTCGTTGATTTCGTACCCCATTGTTTAGGCTCCTTTCTGCATCTGGGGGAAGAAAAACTTCCCGACGTCCTTTTGCGAAATCTCCAGCAGCTCGCAGATGGCTTCAATCTCGCTGCTGCTCCATTCTGCATGGCCGCCCATCTTCCGGGAAAGCGTGGGCGGCTTCATGCCCAGTGCTTCGGCAACCTCTTGGTCGCGGTATCCGCGCTGGCGGAAAACGCCCCTCAGCGCAAAATACGGAATGTTGCGGTAGCTGCCCACCGGGGGCGTTGCCGGGGCTATGCGTTTTCTCATGACCTGTGACCTCCTTTCAAACGTCGATGCTCACCGAATGATATGCGAACCAGTGGCCGCGACGGCGGAACAACTTAAACCAGTTCGTGAACTTCTGGCCGGAGCAGTCGTAGGGCGTCGGATAGAACTCTAAGTAGCGATTCGCCCGGAACCAGTCAGCGGCAATCTCTTTGTGAGCCTTGTCCAGCTCCTCCGGGAGCTGCACCAGCTCGATATAGCCGTTAGAGCCGCGCTCCTCAATGATGTGGCTATCCGATGCCGGACGGCGGTTGAACTCCCGAATCTCCATCTTGACGGTTGCGGCCAAGTTTTTCACGGCGGCTTTCTTTTCGGAAGAGGCAGGAACATCACTCTGCATAAACATCAGGAGCGCATAAGCGTCCCGCAGCCTCTCGTTGTCGGTAATGTTGAACACTGTTCACACCTCCTTGATTTCTTCCCAGTCCGTGACCAGCCGGACACGGATGCGGCTTTCAATGACTTTCTGCTGCGGGTCGTCCGGGTAGCGGCCCGCAAGGGTCTGGATTGCGTTCTGCGCTTCCTCCAGCGTCCCGGCGTACCGCTTGGCGGCGGGCGACGTGTGCCAGATGGCATTCGCCCAGCGCGTCGGAGCGAATGCGAACTTGACCTGCGCAAGATACTCTTCGTGCATGGACATCTAAAATCCTCCCAAAATCTAAATTGTGCGATGGCTCCCGCGACGCCCTTTCGGGCGTTTCGACCTGTGCCGGAGGTCATCGTCAGGCGGGAAAAGCGGGGCACACAGCGCCGCGAAAGTGCGTGAGCCGGATTGCGTGTTTCAGCTCCTTGTCGCTCATGCAAGCGGTTTGGAGCTGGCGGACAAATCCGATTGCCCACCAGAGGCCCTGCACCGTCTGGTGGTCGAGGATAGCCCGACGCTCTGCGTCGGTCTGGGCGGCGAAATACCGGCGGAGCGTTGCCTCGCAAGTCGAGACGAAGTTCACCGGACAACCCGGCATCAGGTGCATGGTGGTGCTTACCAGATAGTAATAGTTTCCCACCCTTATCATGGAAGGG